GCTAGGCAGGAATATATATGTCAGAGTCAGTCGTTAAACCTATTCTTCCCACCTGATGTAAACAAAGGTGATTTACACAGCGCTCATATGTTAGCATGGGCAAAAAATTTAAAAACGCTTTATTATTTACGTAGTGAAGCCATTTCAAGAGCAGACAACGCTTCTACACAGGCAAAAAGAGAAATCATTTTTGAAGCAGAAGAATGTCTGAGTTGTGAGGGATAGATGAGTTTATTAGAAGAAAGAGAATACTATAAACCCTTTAAATATCCGTGGGCATTTGAGAATTATAAAAAACAACAACAAATGCATTGGCTTCCCGAAGAAGTACCACTACAAGATGATATTAAAGATTATAAAGAAAAATTAAGTGAAGGTGAGAGAATGTTACTAGATAATATTTTTAAGTTTTTCACTCAGGCAGATGTAGACGTGTGCGGAGGTTATGCTACGCACTATTTACCTACATTTAAACAACCAGAAGTAAGAATGATGCTAGTTGCTTATGCAGCTATGGAGGCAGTCCATCAGGAAGCATACTCCTTACTACTAGATACTTTAGGTAAATCAGAAGAGATGTACCAAGAGTTTTTCAATATACACGCTATGATGGAGAAACATGAGTACTTACAAGACTTTAACATGAATACTCCACATGACATGGCGAAAACAATGGCGGTATATAGCGCATTTACAGAAGGAGTACAGTTATTTAGTAGCTTTGCGATTCTTCTCAACTACCCAAGACATAACTTAATGAAAGGAATGGGACAAATTGTTACATGGAGTATTCGTGATGAATCCTTGCATGTCGAAGGTTTGTCAAAACTATTCAGAACTTTCATGCAGGAAAACCCTGAGTTGTGGACTGATAAGTTGAAATACGAAATATATTGTGCCGCTGAAAAAACAGTAGAGTTAGAAGATAACTTTATTGATATTTGCTTTGATAAAGCCGATATCCCTGATTTAACTGCAAAAGAAGTCAAGGAATATATTAGATATATTGCAGACAGAAGGCTACTAGGAATAGGTATGAAGAAGATTTTTCATAGTACCGAAAACCCCTTGCCTTGGATTGACATGCAAGTCAACGCAGTTGAGCATACCAACTTTTTTGAAAACCGTGCTACTGAGTATGCTAAGGCTAGTACACAAGGAAATTGGCAGGATATATTCAAATGAGCGAAGAAATTCAAACAATCACTATTGATGGAACTGAGTACGTAATTGACCAGTTAAGCGAAGACCACAGGTCTATAGTAAACCATATTCAAGTAGCGGACCTAGCATGTCAGCAGAAGCAGACAGAAATTGCAATCTTAACTACAGGAAGACAGGCTTACATTAACCAACTTGGGGAAGAGCTTAGCAAAGAAGACAAGGGATTCACTCCAGAAATAGTAAACAACAGCAGTACCTAATGGATATTTACATTGGGTATGAAGAAGCACACCCAGAGATGTATGAAGCGTGCAAGGCGAGTATCGAAAGATTCTCTAAATTGCACGTGATACGTCCTTTAAGAAAAAGAGTTCTACAGGACTCTGGTGTGTATACTCGCGAGTACCAAGGCGAAGCAACAGACTTTGCCTTTACTCGTTTTTTAGTACCTTACTTACAGGATTTTACAGGGTATGCCCTGTTTTGTGATGGAGACTTCTTATGGAGGTCAGACCCAGCAGAGCTAGAGCAGTACCAAGACGAGAACATTAACGTTCATGTCGTAAAGCACCCCGAACTTATTACTAAAAAAGGGATAAAGATGGATGGTAAAGTAAATCGTCCGTATCCTTTTAAATACTGGTCATCTCTAATGTACATCAACTGTGATGAAATGGAGATAGACGCAGACTATGTAAACGAAGCCCCAGCGGGTGATTTGCATGGTTTCAAATGGACAGGTGAGATTGGAAGCCTGCCCGCAACTTATAACAATATGATAGGGTATTACGATATTCATCAACCTAAGGCAGTTCACTTTACAGATGGTGGGCCGTGGTTGAAGGGGTATGAAGATGTACCTTATGCAGATGAATGGAGGACTGTCCTTGAAGAAGCAAGAAGACCAACATAGTTTCCTAGCACATAGAAAACAACAAGAAGCAGACCATCATAAGAGGCTCTCTAACGAGGAGCTTAACCCAATAAATTCGATACTTACAGTCGAAGTAAATACTACCGAACTTTGTAATCGAACTTGTGTGTTTTGCCCGAGACATGACCCTGAAGTTTTTGGGAACAGAAACTTGCATATGACTCCGAAAGGAGCAGCAAGAATTGCCGAAGAACTTGCACGTAATGACTATCGTGGGAAGATCTCTCTTAGCGGTTTTGGAGAAAATTTACTCAATCCGCAGTTTCGAGAAGTAGTTAAAAGTTTTAGAACACATCTTCATTCCAACATAATCGAGTGCAATACTAATGGGGATAGATTAACGCCTGAGTATGCAAGTGACCTTTTTGAGAATGGTTTATCCTTGCTATACATTAACCTGTATGACGGTGCGCATCAGACGTACACATTCGATAAAGTTATGAAGGATATTCCAGGAAACAGGTACAAGTACCGAATGCACTGGAGTATGAAAGATCATGGACTCATTCTTAATAATAGGAGTGGGACAATAGACTGGCTAGGTATAGACGAAAGTGATATACAGTCTTTAAAAGGAAAGCCGTGTCATTATCCGTTCTACAAAATGTTTGTAGATTGGAATGGAGACGTTCTCTTTTGCTCCAACGACTGGGGTAGAGAACATATAGTAGGAAATCTACTAAACGACAATTTAATGAACGTTTGGTTTGGTAAACCTATGAGAAAAATTAGACGTAAATTAGCAAAAGGAGATAGAAGCATGTCTCCGTGTAACGGGTGTTCCGTAGATGGGACACTATTTGGAAAAGAATCATTCGAGATTATACAAACATATGAAAACAAAACTAATTAGTTACAGCCAAGCTCCACCTTTCAGTGGTATACCACTAGATTTATTAGATTTAGTAGCTTATTGCGCTAGAGTGAGTAACCCCTCTAACCAGATGAATAAAGAAACAAATGAAAAACTTGTCAAATATCTGATTAAACACAAGCATTGGAGCCCATTAGAAATGGTCAGTGTATGTATGGAGATAGAAACAACAAGAGACATTGCTCGTCAGTTCTTACGTCATCGTAGCTTTAGCTTCCAAGAGTTTAGTCAGCGCTATGCTGACCCAACTAATGACTTGGACTTTATGACTCGCGAGGCTAGATTACAAGACCCTAAGAATAGACAAAACAGCATAAAGTCAGACAATGATGGTCTACATATCGAATGGCACAGACGACAGAGAGAAGTTATACAAACTGCTAAAGATGCATATAACTGGGCTGTTGAAAATGGTATTGCAAAGGAACAAGCAAGAGCAGTACTTCCAGAAGGTAATACAATGAGTCGTCTTTATGTAAACGGTACTTTAAGATCATGGATTCATTACATTGAATTACGATCTGCTAATGGGACACAACTAGAACATATTGACCTAGCTAAGGCATGTGGTCAAGTAATAAGTGAGATATTTAAGATATGAGAGTAGCAATTACAGGCGCATCAGGACTAGCAGCAGCCATAGCGGGTGCTTTACAGGATTGTCCTATTAGGCACGTTCGTATTGAGGACATCATGGACTGTGAGTGGGTGTGGGAAGAAAACGATGTGTTTATCAACTGTGCTCACCTAGGTTTTGATCAAACAAAACTATTATTACAAGCTTACGAGGCTTGGAAAAAAGATAGTAATAAGTATATAATCAATATATCTAGTAGAGCCGCAGAACCAAATATCTCACAAGGGTATATGTATGCCTCTCAAAAAGCTTCTCTCAACCACCTCTCCAATAACCTCACTTACAATAGTGACAAGTGCTGCAGAATAACTACAATCAATCTCGGTCTATTAGAGAATGTAGACGTTCCTTCCGTAACACATCAAGAAGTCGCAGATATTGTCAAATACTTAGTAAGAATGGCGGAGTACACAGATCTTGAGGTACCCGAGATGACACTACAACACAAGACGAACTATAAAGATGTTCAATCAGACAAACAAGCAATCAGGGATTTAGAATGGCTACTGCAGAATTAGTACTAGGATTACTAGAAAATAAAAACGTTATCTTAGTAGGAAACTCAGTAGAGATTCTAAACTACAACAAAGGAGAATTTATTGACAGTCATGACGTTGTTATACGTATGGGAAAAGGGTTGCCTCGTGAGAGACATTTGCTACAGTTGGGTGCTAAAGTGGATCTATGGGCAACTGGGTTCTTAAGAGCCTCGCAGTTAGCTGAGAGAGATAATTTAAAAAACGTACCAAAACTATTAAATCGTACCCGAATAAATCTTAATAGTGCTAAAGAGTTAGATAAAGCATTGATTGGAGAGTTCCACACAATGTTTACTGATGAAGAGTTACTTGCTATTTATGATGAGTTTGGATATGTGAACAATGCATTGTTAGGACGACCTTCTAATGGATTCATAACTTTACTATGGTTAATAAAGAAAGCATGGGTTTGGAAGAGTCTCACTCTTGTTGGATTTGACTTCTTTGCTAAGCATGCCCCTTTTAAAGTTGGAGCTGCTTACCCAAATAGTTGGCATTTGCCTAGAAATACAGTTGATGAGATTCCTCACAACGTCCCCGCAGAAAAAGAGTACGCTTTAGAAATGGCCCGCAATGGGATTATAAAGTGGGAAATTCTTTCTGACCTTGAGTATGAGATACTAGAAGATTAAAGGTCGTTATAGTTATAGAGAGTTGTTGATTTGGTGCTGAGATTTTTGCGGACTTTATTGATGTGCCAACCTAACATTTCAAACCAATCTTCATATACATAGTTTATACTAAATTTTCTCATCCACCTGGCTTCCTGTGCTAGTTCATGATACCTTCGTGCTTCTTTTAATCCTTTACTCATCGCCCAAAGTCTCCCCACGAAGTCTACAACAGCCCAACCTCTGCCCTCATATTTCTTAAAAACTTTTATACGCATTAACTCGCCAAAGGGAGTTGGTGGGTATCCTAGAATAACATGAAGGAAGTCATGAGTGTCCATTATAAATAAGGCGTACTTTTCTTCTAGAAGGTCGGCTTTAACTCTGTCTGGTAGAACTATTAAGTCAGCTAACTTACCAAAGTAAAATTTATCCATAAACTCTAAGTACTTTCTTCCAAGAGTATCATTATCACGTTCTCTAAAATCTTCTATGTTATCAATGATGCGTTCTCCTGCAAGGTATCTTTTACCTACAGGTGTCTCTGCCCATTTGCATATTTGGTTGAATTTAGACTTTCCATTAAAGTAAGTTACAACCCGTGCTATCATGTTAGCGTTGTCTTCGCCATCAGGACTGTAACGGAATAACCTATATACTAAAGAAATACCTTTTATCACTATATTTTACCTAGTAAGTACCCTGCTTCCACTATTTTTCGTAAATATTTTTTCTGTTTGTCAGCTTTCTGTAAGATTCGCTCGTTGACCCCTTCTCTTCTAAGATTAAGTGGAATTTCATCAATAAGGTTACTCCACATATCCCAGGGCACGGCCATATAAAATAGTGTCGGTAGTTCGTGATACCCTAGAAATAGTTCTGCAGTATCCATACTCAACGAAAATGCTTTTCGCATCATAATATTATGATTTATAGTGTCTTTAGGTCCAATAGACTCTTTCTTAATTAGTTCATCAACATTCATATCAAAGTACATAGGCATGTACCCATGGTTACTTTCTTTTAGATATTTAAACATTTCATCGTTATTAGCTGAGAGAATATATGCGTCTCTATCGCTAACAAACTCGCCTGAGGCTGGTATCTGATAAGGGCTTGCTTTTCCATCCTTTAGGAACAGCTGATGAGGGTTTATCGTTTTAAATCTTTTCCAATTTACTAACATAAAGTCTACTTCATGATCTTCCTTCTTTGCCTCTAGCCCTAGTATCTTGTAATAATTACCATAGAATTTGTGATCAAAGTACTGGTGTTTTCTAGAGAAATAGACTACTCTATCTCCCATCTGCGAGACAGTCGGAATATTCTTTCCAATATCTCCATTAAATATCCTACAACCTTTTGTATGTACTATAACCCTTTCTATGGGGCCACCTGGTGGTTGTTTGTCTTTCCAATGTTCTCTGAATTGGGATAAGACTCTAGCCATTCTATCTGAGTTTTTGCCCTTGAAAGAATAGGGAGTCTGATAGCTATGAACTTCTCTAAAGTTTGCCATTGCCCACTTAATAGTTGGCTCCATATTTTCGATAAGTAGACCCCTCCTATTAAATAGGTGAATTCGGAAGTTTTCGTCATTCTTCAGTAAAGAAGCAAGAGTAAACTCAGTATTTATTTCCTCTGTAAGGATTACTATATCTATCATTTTAATGTATATTCCCAAAATTGTTCGAGATATCTCTCGACACGTTCCTCTGCATCATCGTCATGATGAAACACTATGCCAGATCTTTTACTAGAAAGTATCTTTAAAAGTGCAGTTCTAGAACCACAGGCTTTTCCCGCGATTCCTTGATAAATTGCCTCGTAAGTTAGATGATTCTTTTCTCTAGCTACTCTAGGAGTTGCTATTGAATGAATATTTTTACCTAAAAGCAGCCCTTCTATGCCCATCTGACTGTTCGGGCAAAATGCTAAGTCAGTACACTTTGCAAGTATCTCTGACCCACCATACTTTTTATTTAGTACCTTGTCAGCGCCGTAGCGTTGCTTATATTTAGCAACCCATACGTGTGCCGTAATAGGGTGTGGCTTGACTATAAAACCTTCTTTAACCTTTTGATCAAGTTTCTTCCAATCCATTACATTCTTTCCACCCTGTATTAAGTTACTGCCTGGTGGAAACACTACTTTGTCATAGGTCTCGTGGTTTGCTTGTAATGAATACTTGTTTCCTAGATTATCAATAATTTTCTGTATTCTTTCTTCGTCAATCTTTTGATCCGAATCAGCAATACTATGCATTATTCTATCGTTTATCTTTATAGTGTTAACACGAATAAAGATTCCATCTCCTAGAAAATCAGTATATAAGAAGTTTCTAATAGTTCTTAATTCATTTGTATTATACCAAAGATCAAACTCAAACTTTACGTTTCTATGAGTCTTTGGTAGTACCCTTCTTTGAAACTCTAGCATTGTGGCCAGCCTAGCTTTAGGCGGCATACAACTTCCAGATTTCATAAAGTGAGTTGGAATATCACCTAATTCTTCGTTCTGTGATAAAGCATCTAAAGCCATTAGTTTACCTTTAGTGCTTGTGATAGTTTCCAAACTTGAGCTTCGAGATCTTTAATTCTTTCCTCGTTCTCCCCTATCGTATCAAAGAGAGCAGACATTAAGCTCTCCATTTTATTATTAACATATTCGGGCGTAATCTCATCTTTACGATAATTCTTAGTCCAATGTTCTTCGTTCTTCTTTGGTTGTGGCTTAGCTTGTTGTGCCATATTTTAGCTCCATGATGATCCGTCCCAATACGAGGAGCCAATATCCGAAGCGCTTGATACTTCAGTATCGAATATAGTCCCAGCTTGAGCGGCTGTTATTCTTTCAAAGATATTTGTAGCTGTTGCAGTTGCAATAGTTGTCAAATGTTCTGTGGTTATTGTTGTATCTGTCACCCTAGTAGTACCGAACGTACTAGTAGTATCTCTAGTGGTGGAGAATACTGACCCTGTAGTACTAGAAGTTTCAAACGTTGTTGAAGTGGCTCTAGTAGTATCAAAGTTACAAGTTGTAGACTTACTTGTTGAAGTAGCTCTTGAACTTGCTGTGCTAGTTGTAGTATCGAAAGTACAAGTAGTTGCTTTACTTGTTGAAGTCGCTCTAGAACTAGCTGTTGAGGTAGTAGTATTGAAGGTAGAAGTTGTGTCCCTTGTAGTACCAGTTGCTCTTGAACTTGCAGTAGACTTAGTAGTCTCGTATGTGCAAGTAGTTGTTTTACTTGTCGATGTCGCTCTAGAACTAGATGTACTAGTCGTAGTATTAAAGGTACAAGTAGTTGATCTAGTAGTGTCTGTAGCCCTACTAGTGAGTGTTCCTAATGTTGTGGCGTATACTGTAGCTGTTGACATAGATGTCAGAGTTGCTCTTGAACTTGCAGTAGACTTAGTAGTGTTATATGTACATACGGTAGACTTACTTGTTGAAGTAGATCTTGAACTTGCTGTAGTAGTAGTTGTGTTATACGTCGTAGAAGTAGATAAACTTGTTGAAGTTGCTCTTGAACTTGCAGTCGACGTAGTAGTGTTAAACGTACTAGTTGTAGATTTACTTGTTGAGGTAGCTCTCGAACTTGCAGTAGTCGTAGTTGTATTATACGTAGTTGTTGTAGACCTACTAGTGGAAGTTGCTCTAGAACTTGACCTAGAAGTAGCAAAAGTCGTAGGATAAGTTGTAGTTCTAGCAGTATTAGTATTCCATGTAGTAGTTACTACAATATTGGTTACTCTAGAAGTACTAGTATTATAACTAGTAGATATTGAATCTACGTGTGTTACTTTACTTGTGTTAGTATTGTAACTAGTAGATATTGAATTTACATTAGTTAGCTTACTTGTGTTAGTATTGTAACTAGTAGCTATTGAATCTACGTTAGTTATTTTACTTGTGTTAGTATTGTACGCGGTGTTATTTACCCCAGTAGTCGAGTTCGTAAACGCAGTATTATACGAAGTATTTGTGTTATTCGTATGTGCACCTGTGTTGTTAGTGAACGTACTTTGGTAACTAGTATTTGTACTATTTGTATGGGCACCAGTATTATTTGTGAACGTAGTTTGGTAACTCGTATTCGTGTTATTTGTGTGAGCACCTGTGTTATTAGTGAAACTTGTAGTATACGAAGTATTCGTGTTATTAGTATGCGCTCCAGTATTGTTTGCAAACTGACAAGCATATGAGGTATTCGTACTTCTAGTAGTGTTCGTAGCGTATGATGTATTCGTAGACCTTGTAGTATTCGTATTGTTAGTGTGTGCACCAGTATTATTTGTGAACGTACTTTGGTAACTAGTATTTGTATTGTTCGTAAAGGTACAAGAATATGATGTATTTGTACTATAACAAGTATTAGTACTGTTTGTAAAGCCAGTATTGTTTGTAAAGCCAGTAGAATAACAAGTATTAGTACTGTTTGTAAAGGTACAAGAATATGATGTATTCGTTGAGTAACAAGTATTCGTACTATTAGTAAAGGTACAAGCATACGACGTATTCGTTGAGTAAGAAGTATTAGTACTGTTAGTAAAAGTACAAGAATATGATGTATTTGTACTATAACAAGTATTAGTACTGTTTGTAAAGCCAGTATTGTTTGTATGCGCCCCTGTATTATTTGTAAACGTAGACTGGTAACTCGTATTTGTAGCTACTGTTTGAGCTGTTTGGTACTGAGTATTCGTATTTGCAGTAAAGCTAGTAGAATAACTAACCACATACGTTTGGTTTGTCTGTGCAGTAGTTCTACTTGTAGATTGGTTGACGTTTGTCCAGCCGATCTCTGAATCTATGTAAACCAGGTACGAAGTTGTATACGTTGTAGTCCATGAGGTATTTGTATTAAAAGTACCCGATGTATTTCTAGCAGTGTTCGTACTGTTTGTAAAGGTACAAGCAAATGAGGTATTCGTATTGTTTGTAAAGGTACAAGCATATGATGTATTCGTTGAGTAACAAGTATTAGTAGCCCTTGTAGTATTCGTATTGTTAGTGTGTGCACCAGTATTATTTGTAAACGTAGTTTGGTACGCAGTATTTGTATTATTAGTATGTGCGCCTGTGTTATTTGTAAACGTAGTTTGGTACTGAGTATTTGTATTATTAGTATGCGCCCCGGTGTTATTTGTAAACGTAGTTTGGTACGCAGTGTTCGTATTGTTTGTATGCGCACCTGTGTTTCTAGCAGTGTTCGTAGACCTTGTAGTATTCGTATTGTTAGTGTGTGCACCAGTATTATTTGTAAACGTACTTTGGTACGCAGTATTCGTACTATTAGTAAAGGTACAAGCATACGAAGTATTTGTAGCGTATGATGTATTAGTACTATTTGTAAAGCCAGTATTATTTGTATGAGCACCAGTATTATTTGTAAATCCAGTATTATTTGTAAACGTAGTTTGGTAACTCGTATTCGTAGAATAACTAGTGTTAGTAGATGCTGTTTGAGCTGTTGTTCTACTAGTATTTGTAGAGTACGATGTGTTAGTAGATACTGTAAAGGCACAAGCATAAGAAGTATTTGTACTATAGCATGTATTCGTATTTGCAGTAAACTGACAAGCATACGACGTATTTGTAGCGTATGATGTATTAGTAGATACTGTTACATTATCTGTTGTTCTATTTGTATTTGTGTTCCATGCCGTATTCGTACTTCTAGTAGTTTGGTTCGTAAAGGTAGTATTGTACGAAGTCGTAGTATTACGAGTAGTGCTATTACTGAAATCTGTATTATACGAAGTTGACGTATTCCTAGTCGTAGCGTTCGTGAACGTAGTATTATACGAAGTACTAGTATTACGAGTAGTAGCGTTTGTAAAACTAGTGTTAAACGAAGTATTAGTACTTTGTGAAGTAGCATTTGTAAAACCAGTAGACCTTGATGTGTTAATCGTCGTGTCATACGAAGTATTAAAGGTTGTGGTTGTATTGTAGACTGTTGTTGTTGCATGAGCAGTCTCAAACGTTGTAGTAGTCGTAAAGTTAGTTGTTGTATTAAATACAGTTGTTGTCGCACGCGTCGTGTTATACGTGGTTGTAGTTGTAAAGTTAGTAGTTGTATTAAATACAGTAGTAGTTGCCCTGCTAGTATTATATGTTGTTGTTGTAGTAAAATTCGTAGTAGTATTAAAGACTGTAGTAGTAGGCCTTGTAGTATTATACGTAGTAGTAGTACTAAAGTTTGTGGTAGTATTAAATATTGTGGTGGTTGCTCTACTCGTGTCAAACGTAGTCGTAGTAGTATATGTTGTTGTACTATCAAACGTAGTAGTAGTCGCACGAGTAGTTGCATACGTCGTGGTAGTAGTAAAGTTTGTAGTAGTATTAAATACAGTTGTTGTATCTAACGTAGTGTTGAACGTAGTGGTAGTGGTAAAGTTTGTAGTAGTATTAAACGCTGTAGTAGTATCACGAGTAGTTGCATACGTCGTGGTAGTAGTAAAGTTTGTAGTAGTATTAAATACAGTAGTTGTAGCACGAGTAGTTGCATACGCAGTAGTAGTAGTAAAGTTAGTAGTAGTATTAAAAGTAGTTGTGGTACTTCTAGTAGTACCAAAAGTACTGGTAGTAGCTCTATTAGTATCGAAAGTAGTTGTAGTATCTACTCCTGTATCGAATACTGTTGCTGTGTTTACATTTGTTTCAAATGAGCACGTAGTACTAAACGCAGTTTCCTGTGTTCCAGATATGAAAGTAGTTTGAGTATTAGTCGATCTTGCTGTATTGTGTATAGCATCAAATGGGCCCTCTAAGGAGCCTGCATCGTTTACGTAAACGTGATTGACACGACGAATCGTGCCTGCATCGTTAACTGCTATAAAACGTATCGTCCGGAGTGTTCCGCCGTCGTTACAATAAATCGCCATTTAATTTCCTATGAGTATACGTACCAAACGTGGCCGCTTGATGTTCCACTAGTGGAAGTTGGTGCTGTGGTCGTGATAGTGTACGGCAGTCTCGCTGCTGCAATAGTTCCCGACATCTTTGTACCTGGTACGTCCAGGCCTGTAACCTGTCGGCTACTGTTAACGATTTCTGTTCCGTCTACACTGAGACCTGCGTCTTCAATGTTAAATTGTAATTTTTGTCCCATTTTTTATACCTCGATTGCTTGCCTAATGGCTTTAAATGTCATGTTGTCTGTCGATGCTGGGGTAACTCTCAATCTTAAGTTACTGCCACTTATATCTGCATCAAAAGTAGCCTGTGCTCCATTATCAAAAATAGATGCGTACTGCGTTAGATAAGCTGTAGTTCCGTCATGGAAGCACAAAATTTCAATTGCTTGATAGTCTCCATCAGTAGTATTAGTTACTGATACTAACCATTTACAAGTTCTGTAAGTGGCTTTAGCAACAGTATCAAGTGTTTGCTGTCCTGTAGAGTTACTAGTAAGACTGGCTACGTTTAAGTTTCCAATGTCTTGTATGTTTAGATCTCCGCTTACTTTTGCAGTATCAGTAGTTCCGTTGCCTAAGGTTACGTCCCCTTGTGTGCTAATATTACCCGTAAAGATAACGTTGCCCGTCATGGTTTTTCCGCTTAGAGCTGCAGTATGTAATTGAAGAGCTTGTACAGCTGAACTAGCTATTTCATTACTGCCAATATTATTAGCGGCGATTTTTGCGTTTGTGATAGCATTAGCGGCTATTTTTGCAGTAGTAACCTGTAAGGCTCCTACGTGGATAGTATCTATACTACCTGTAGCTATTTCTGCACTATCAACTGCGTTAGCAGCAATTAGATCAGATGTAACTGTTCCGCTTGGTATTTGTACTGATGTAATAGCATTTTGAGCAATTTCACTACTGCCTACTTGGTTTGCTCCTATCTTGGCTGATGTTACAGCATTAGCGGCTATCTTTCCAGCAATAACTGCGTCAGTAGCTAAAGCAGTAGAGTCTACTACTCCTGCCCCGAAGTCGGTAGACTGGCTAATAGCGCCTGCGGCTATCTTGCCTGATATTACAGAATCAGCTGCTAGTTTTGCTGATGTAACTTGTAAAGCTCCTAGATGTATAGTATCTATACTACCAGAAACTAATTCAGAGGAGTCTATTGAGTTAGCGGCTAAATGCGAAGCATCTAAAGAACCAGCTACAATACTCTCTGCTGTTACGGAATTGGTAGCAATTTTTGCACTAGAAATAGCATTATTTGCAATATCTCCTGTGGCGATTGTACCATCTAAAATTTGGTCTGTAGTAACCTGCCCATCATCAATGTGTCTAGTAAGAATACTATTAGAAGCTATCTTAGTACCGTCTATAGCATTAGCTGCTACCTCTGACGTTCCTACAGCGTTCGTTTGTATCTTAGCTGCTGTTACAGAGTTACCTGCTAATTGTGCAGTGTTAACCTGTCCATCATCAATATGTTTTGTTAAGATAGAGTTCTGAGCAATAGATGCACTAACAATTGCGTTTGTTGCAATTTCTCGTGCAGTAATGTTATTCTCTGCTATCATTGCTGATTCTACAGCGTTTGCTTGAATTGTTGCGCTACCTGTTACTGCTGCTGAGCCATTGAAAGAGGCTGATGTCCAAACGACATCTCCAGTCATTCCAATTGTTCTTCCAGTAGATAGTATAGTAGCTTCGGAAGCTGTTGCTGCGTTACCTGAAGTATCTTGATTACCTGCGGCATTAACACCTGGTAAGTTGATATCTGCTGAACCGTTAAAAGATACTCCGCCAATATTTCTAGCAGAAGCTAAAGTTGTCGCTGTATCTGCGTTACCTGTGACTGCACCTGTAACGTTACCTTCTATGTTGGCTACTAATGTAGCTACTGTATATCCTGCAGCACTTAAGTTAACTGTAGTAGTTGGTTGTGTTTGTAAATCTTTAAACAGTCTCCATTTTCCAGAAGAATCTGCGTCTCTAAAGAAACCTCCATAAAGATCTGCTGAGCCAGTAGTATCATATAATCCATAGATACCTATGTCCACTGCGTCAGAGCTATTGTTTCCAGTAGCTAACGATATGAGAGAGTCTCCAGAAGTGATTGTAGTAGCGGAAGCTATGAAACTAGAGCCCGATACTGTAACATCTCCTGAAAAGATAACATTACCGGACATGGTTTGCCCGCTTAATGCATCTGATTTAAGTTCTGCGGCAGATACAGCGTTTGCTGCTATGCTATCGGCATTGACTGCATCGGTTGCAATTTTTGCATTTGTTACGTTGTCATCTGCTATTTTAGCTGTTGTGACTTGTAGGGCGCCGATATGGATAGTATCTATGCTACCGGTAATAAGTTCCGCGCTATCCACTGAGTTAGCACCTAATTGAGTGCTAGTAATACTTCCGTCTGCAATCTTGGCGGCAGTAACTGCGTTATCTGCTATCTTTGCTGTTGTTACGTTAGCGTCTAGTATTTTTGCTGTTATGACTGCATCAGTAGCTATATGAATAGCATCAATAGAACCACTTACTATTTCTGCAGTATCTACTGTGTTAGCTGCTAGATGTCTTGATAAAATTTGGTCAGTAGCAATTTTTGCTGAAGTAACATTGTTAGCTGCTATTTTTGCTGTTGTTACATTAGCATTTAGTATTTTTGCGGTAGTTATATTAGCATCGGCTATTTTAGCAGTTGTCACATTCGCATCGGTAAGATGCGAAGTGACGATCTGAGCATCATCAATGTGTCGGGTAAGTATCGAGTTCTGCGCGATTTTTGTGCCATCTATGGCGTTGTCTGCTATATTTCCTGTTGCAATAGTGTTCGCGGCAATATCTCCCGATACAATAGTACCGTCTGTGATATGGTCTGAAGCTATTACTCCGGAGGGTAACTTAGCTGCTGTAATAGCGTTATCTGCTATTTTAGTTGTAATAACTGAATCTGTAGATAAATGCGAGCTATCTATGCTTCCATCTACTAGTTCTGCTGAATCTACAGAGTTTGTAGATAATTGGACTGCTGTAATACTGCCGTCTGCTATATGGTGTGCTGTAACTTGGTTTTCTGCTATCTGATTAGTAGTAACTGCGTTTGCCGCCAGTTTTCCAGTAGTAACATTTAAATCCGCTAGTAAGTCTGTTACGACTGTGCCTGCTGGTATTTGTGTAGCTGTGATAGAGTTATTCGCTATCTCTGACGTGCCTACTACATTAGCCGCTATTTTTGCAGCTGTTACTGAGTTGTTTGCTAGTTTTGCTTCTGTGACTTGTAAGTTAGCAATATGAGAAGTGTCAATACTACCATCTACTAATTCAGCGCTATCTACCGAGTCTGACGCTAACAAGTCTGCTGTGACTGTTCCGCTTGGTATTTGTACTGCTGTTACTGAGTTATTTGCTAGTGCTTGTGTTGCTATAGAGTTAGTAGCAATTTTTACTGCGGTAATAGCATTATCTGCTATTTTTGGTGTAGTTACTGAGTCAGTTGCTAATTTAGCCGATGTTACTTGAATTGCTCCAATATGAATAGTGTCTATACTACCCGATACTAGTTCTGAAGAATCTACAGAGTTAGCGGCTATTGCTGCTGCGTCTACTGAGTTATCTCCTACTGATGTTACTGCTGCGCCCTGTAATTGGGCTGCTCCAACCGCGTTAGTTGCGATTTCGGCTGTGTCTACCGCGTTTGCTGCAATTTCTGATGAGCCAACTGCGTTCCCAGCGATCTCACTCGCAGTAATAGAGTTACTTACAATTTCTGTAGTCCCTACTGCGTTTGCCTCTAGCGTGGAGACTAAGTGATTTTCTTTTCCTATGAGTGGCATGTTATGTCTGCTCCAGATACGATAGAGTTACATCTATCGAGCTTGCAACGTTTGATTGTACTTTTAATATATCACCAGCTTCTAGAACTACTTTACCATCTCCACCAATTATTACTACTGTTGAGCCACTCGGTATTGGAGTTGACTTAACTAATGTAGCATGGTGGTTAGAGCTAACGTCGAAAAACTCGGCTGTGCCTTCAATAGCTCCACCACTTTGGTTACATAAGTAGCAACCAATTATAGTCGAAGTAGTATTTGCCGGACAGGTATAAACGCTTGTTAAAGACGCGCCTATATTTACCGCAGTTTTAGTTTTAAATGCTGATGCCATGTTGCTATCCTAATGCTATACTAAGTGCTAAAATATCGTCTTCTGTTGCAATTGCCTCTGAATGTGAGGCTACAATTATAATATCTCCGTTTGCATTCTTAGTATAAATCTTTTTGTCGGTTGGATTCATAGCGAGCTCATGAGTAGCTAAATCACTACTTGTGGGGGCTGCTCCGCTTGTTTCTGACCTTTTAATTTTAATAACCTGAGCCACTAGAATGTACCCCCATCTAGTGTATTAGACCACGCGACTGTAGAAGATGCTCCAACTTGAAGTATCTGCCCTACGCTATTCGTTGAATCGTATGAGCCTACTGATAATCTAGAGTATCCACCATTAGCACCATTAGCACCATATATAAGGTCGCCATTGGCTGTTGCGGAAATACCTTTTAGACTTAGATTTGCTCCACTATTGTGTGAGATTGTCTTGTTATCTACGTCTACTGCTAGAGTGTTTCCTGTTTTGGAAAGTGCATTACCAGCGTCTATTTGCCCAGCTCCTGAGAACTGAGTAAAGGTTAAAGTTGATGTTCCTAGTGTGGCGGTTCCTGTTACAGAAGTTAATACGAATGCATTATCAGCGTTAACTGTTCCTGCTTCTACGAAACAAAACATTCCACCTGAGACTTCATCGTTAATATCGGCATCAGTTGTTCTTGTTAGAACACCTGCTACGCCTACAGCCGGTGCTGTAGTAACAGAGTATATTCCATTCTCTGTTCCAGTTGATTGATCTTTAACGAGAACTCTATCGTTTAATACTAGGTTGGTGCCGTCCGCTTGTTTAAGGCCCGTGGCGTCATAAGTTAGCGTACCTGCGCCGTTATTGTATGTGGCACTTAAGTCTGCTACCGTAGCGTACTTAACTGAATCTTTGATATCGAGTGCTTGTTTAACACTATCGACATATGCTTTTGTAGTTGCATCTGTACTTGCTGTTGGAGTACCTACGTTAGTTACTCTGTTAGTACCCATATCCACAGTCTGTGAACCGGCTACTGTAAAGCCTCCGTCAAAGTCTGCTGAAGGAGTAAATGTTGCTGTACCAGTTACTGCTATTGTATCTGCGCCTGCATTACCTAGAGTAACATTACCGTTTAAAGTTGCATTGCCATCTACATTAAGTGTAGAATCTAAGTCGACTGCGCCTTGAACATTAGCTGTTCCCTGAATTACTGTGTTACCAGTACCAGAAGCTACTGTGAATTTTGTTGAACCTACCTTAAAGTTTCCGCTGGTTACATCTATTGTACCTGCTTCCACATCCTTTCCAATAACAACTTTCTCTCCAGAGTTAGTAGTTACGAATTTAAGGTAAGATGTGCCGCCTTCATTGAAGTCGACAGCTGCCGCTTGGTTGTCCGGCATTGTTATTGAGTTTGCTTGTCCGTCTAGGTCTATCGTTCCACCATGAGTAAGTACTAAATTACTAGTAGGTGCGATTGTTAGATTTCCAGAGGAAGTGCTTATTGTGTTGCTAGAGCCAGTTACAACTATGTTGCCTGTCTTTAATTGGTTAACCTTGCTGTTTGCATCAACTAGAATAGCTGAGCTCGCTGTAAGCGTACCGGCAGAGTGATCCATCATATTTACATATACAGCTCCACCAACGGCTGTTACAGCGTTAGTTGCAGGGTGACCAATAAATAGCTTATTACTATTAGAAGAATACGCTAACTCACCAGCACCAAGAGAACCCGGTGCGGAAGTACTCGTACTTCTTTTGATTTTAATTGTTTGTGCCATTATTTTTTCCTGTTAGAGCTTAAAAGCTCCCTGCGTCTATAGTGTCTGAGTCCGCTGAGTCGTTTCCTATCATTACAGGAACAAAACTAAAACTACCCGTCGACGTTTCTCTATAGATCTTTAACTGATTATCGTCAGTATCATAAAAGAAGTCACCCTCTGCAAGATTAGTTGTTCCTGCTGTTGGTGCACTTGTTTGAACCCACAATTGATCAGCTAACTGTAAGAGTGCTTCCTCGACTGTGGTTGCCGAACTAAGTGTTCGGGCTGCGTTACTAAATGCCACCGCTTGTGCGTCTTGTGCCGCACCTGGAATTGCACTTGAAATAGTGAGAGTGGTTACTTGGTTCTGTGGTTGTACTATCGTATTACTATTAGTAACCCTAACAGTATTAGATGCTTGTGGAGTAATAGTTAATGTAGTAGACATTATCTTGTCACTTCTGGAGTTACTCTCGCTACTCCTTGTAGTAACCTAGTAACTACACTAGAACCAGTATTAACTAATTCTATATCATAATAATATTTTCCGGCAGAGATTGCTGCCGTTTGTGAGTTTGATAAACTCATAGTTAGTTTACCACCCGCAGCGTCTGTTATTGCGCACGTAAAATCTGCTGTCTTTGTTGAAGACGTAGGCGATGGCCGAAGTTGCGCCCTCGCTGCGTGTGTTGCTAATGCTACCACTGAATCGTTCTGTGATATCGCTATTTCTATAGAGAAATCAGATCCCTGGTCTACAACTATATCGTAAGTTCCTGCTGCCATATTAAATATTATACTCCTATTGTTAAATTATAACAAAAATCATAGGTCTTGTCAAGAACTAAATTTGGAACGTGGGTTGGTGAGCTCCGGTGGAGTCCTGTAAATACTTATCTCAGAAATACCACCAAAAATTTATGGTTATGATTTTCCCTAGATTAAGAGTATGCCCAGGTTACTGAAGCCCAACCTGAGTCTGCTGCTTTTAAAGTTCTATATTGTGCTATTGTAGCTTCGTTCCATTCTAGGTCTTGGGCTTCTAAGTGAAAGTCGCCAGGACTAGTTGTAGTTGTGCTATCTATATCGAAGGATAGATTATCCCATTTTGTTCTTGTTGAAGATACCGCAGTATTGTGTCCAGCATTGCCAGGAGCTTGAAACCAGCAGTTTATATGAGTAAGGTTCCATGTTTCCATCATACCTAAACTAAGAATATTGTGATCGGAGAAGTACCCATTACCTCTATGGGTGGGGTCAATTATTCCGAATCTTACATTCATCTTACCTGCGCTTGCTCCAAATACCCAAGTACTAACTCCAACCCTAGTGCCGTCTTTTACAGAGACATAAGTTGCTAGTTGCAACTGTGGGTTTTCATAAGTATGAATATTAGTTTCATTAAATTTATCATTCTCCATTAAAAATCTACTAAATCTATTTAATCTTGCTATATAAGTCGTGCTACCCTGAGGGAAGTCTTTCCAACATCTCATAAAGAAGTCTTGGTCTGCCGCAGTCTCTTCGAGAGGTCTAAATACCCACCCGTTACTTGCTGTACACACTTTTGTTGCTGCCATTGTTTTCTCCTATTCTTTGCTATTGTGAACTAGTATACCGTCCACGTAATACGTATGAGTATCATCAACTGTAATATTCCATACTGTTTGTTTTTTATCTATTCTGTTAATTATGTCTACAGAGCCATTAGTAGTCATATCACCTATCTCTATCTGTTTAGGTTCTAGTTCAATTTTATGACCAAATAACTGATGTTCTCTATAGTACTCAGCTGGATCAATACAAGACCAGCCTTTATCTATAATCCATACAGGGTGTCCTGCTGTAATTTTTAAATCATTTAAGTAGTACCAGTAGTCTACTTCAAAAGACTCTCTCTTTGTAATGGTACCGCCTTTTACTTCTTGTCCTGGTTCTATGGTTTCTATCTTTAATCCGAGTCCGTCTTCAAGTTCAATAACAGTACCTGGTAAGAAACAGCCACCACCGCCACCGCCACCACCACCAGAAGAACTTGTATCAATTATATAGCAACTCATAGTTATAATAAATCCACTTGCAATATGCTTTACATATACAGTCTTAAATGTCGCAGCGCTACCAAAGGTCTCATCAGTACCTGCAGTATTTGTTCCCCAGTCCCAGCCTGATGTTGCAGTAGTACCTGAAGCACCTGCTGAAAGGGCAAAACCACTTACGTTACCCCCAGTTCGAGACCATGTATAAGTCTGCGAAGCACTAGTAACTGCATCGAGAGGGTGAGTAGCGAGTAACTGACCAGTAATATTATTTGAAGTATAGTTAGTTCCATCTGTAGTAGAAAAGGAAGCTGCAGTAGCACCTGAGCTTACTCCCATAGAAGTCCAACCAAAGTTACTTGTGATTGTACCACCAACCCCAGTAATTAAATTTGCTGTTATAGGTACACCTGCCCCTACTCTAGTTCTGAATGAAGAGAAGTCAGTAATAGCTGCTTGAATAAATGTTTGGTTAACATTAGAATTAACATAGCCATTTACATCTCCTCCTAAGTTTGCTATGTCAAAGTCACTGGCAGCATATTCAGTATTACTATTTATAGACTGTAGTATCCAACTTGTACCATTACTTATATATAACTGATTTGGTGTTACTCCCGTTCTTGTGTATTGAGAAGCCAGAGGATTTGGACTTGGAGTAGTACTGTTATTTGGTACAGCAGTACCTGTTGTAAATGTAGGTAATACTATTTGACTGTTTACGTAATCA